GGGTCCGCCGATGAGTTCCGGGAACCCCTCGGATTGTTGCCAGATCCCGTAAACCAGGGGCGAACCTCCGACTGAACCGGCCCGGTCAATTCCGAATCGCAACTTCCCGCCCCAGGGGAACTGTCGACTCGCCCTGTGGAATCTAACGGTCTTCGGCATTCCTGCGGGCGGGTGGTCGCCAGAGGGGATCTCTTGGTGAAGTCCTTCGGGCCAATGCGGACGACGAACTTTCAAGAGTCCCCGTTCACTAGTCCCGCCAGAAGTGTAATTCACGACATCGGGGAACCGACTTTTTGTCTGTGCGGCGATGGCCTGAACCTGTCTCGCGATGTCTCTCGGATCCATACCAAACCCCTTCCGCCCCCTGCTTAACTGTAGAGAGAATTCCCGTCCGCTTGATACAATCCGCGGCCTTTGTTCAAGTTGATCGAAGCCCCCTGGGCCGGCTTTCCGCCCGCAGGTTCTACCTCGATATACTTCCCGGGTCGGACTTCCAGCTTGGCCCGGCCGGCATCGGTGATCGAATCTACCCGGGCAAAATCGTTGCCGGCGGCCTTCTTCATTTGCCGGGACACTTCGGAAACGATGAACCCGGCCAGTTGTCGAGATTCCATTTCTCACCTCGTCCTTATGCTTCCAGGTCGACCATCTCCCTCGACAGGGAAACGGTCATCAGTATGGACTTCTCTGTCCCGTTGAAGTCTACGCGTTCGGTAATCATATTGAACCCGTCGAACTCTAACTCCTCAGAAGTAATCGCGCCCACCAGATCGGGACGAACCAAAGGTCTTAGCGGCGCCTGAATCTGAACCGTCGAATATCCGCGCAACTTCTCCGCGAGAGTAAGGTCGGCGCAAAGTTGAGCGATCGTCTGATTCGGAACGTGTTGAACCGTGATCGGTTGCGGGAGTTTTTTCTTTCCGCGTTTGGATTGGTCAAAGGTAGAGATCGCCGTCGCGAAAACAGTCGACTCGTAATCCCCGAACTCATCCGGGGTTTGGTCGATCAGGATGGTCACGGTATAACCGATCTCATCCAATGAACCAGAACCCTCCGGCGGGTAGATGTTAAAGCGAACCTGCGCGGCCTTGGTTGTCTCTCCGCGGAAGACTTTCGTCGGGGCCATCGTGAGGGGAGTCCCCTCTTCGTCGTCCCAAGTCCAGTCCCCGGTATAGCCGGGCGCGTCGAGCTCGATGTTAATGTAAGCCGCGAAGGCCGGAATATCGAGGGTGATCGTAACTCCTCCCAGCGCGCGCCCCTTGATCGGTTCCGCAATCCCGTTCTTGAGTTCAGAGGTTCGCTCGACGTAGATTTCGTTTGGCGCCGACCCCGCGTCCTCTTGATAGTCCAGGACGATCACGTTCTCGCCTTCGGTCAGGGTATAGTCGGCGGTTTCCTCTCCGACCGATCGGCCTCCCTGGTTTATCGTGAATGTATCCCCGTCCCAGTAAAAGGTAGCCTGAACGGTTTCCAGGAGCTCGCGCAGGTAGGACAGGGGGACGCCGGCCCGATGGAAAGTCTTGACGTTAAAATCGGTGTAGGTTTGCGAGACGGAGGAAATTCCCTGATTGTTCAGGGTTTCTTCGACGGCCTCTTTGCACGTGATTAAAGCGTCCGTCTCCGACCGAACATCCTCTTCGATCACATCTTCTTCTAGGAGGGCCTCGGTTCGATCGGATCCGCGCAGGGTGAGGACCTTCTGCCCTTTAGAGACGCCGATTCGCCGGGACTTGAGAACCAGTTTCGGGGAAGTCCAGGTGTCCTCGCCGACTGTGATCACGCAAACCAGATACCGGAGGAGGGTCCAGTTCTCGTCATACGGTTCCGGGCGAAGGTATTGGCCAATAGTTCCAAGTCGTCGGAGCTCACTCGTGTAGGGAAGGGTGACGGTCCAGTCTAATGGTTCCCGTCTCGATCGGTTGATTGTCCAATTCTTCGGGACGATCACCACGGACCCGCCGTCGAGCCCGCTCGCGTAGAGAGTCCAGACGACACTCCACCCGGGGCCCTTGGCGCTAACTAGCGGTTGTGCTGTGCTAGACATCGCAGGGCCTCCCGGGTGTTATGTTGTTTTTGTTAGGTCACGACGCTATGGATCATCAGGACTAGTTGGCATACCACCTTGATCGGCCGGCGCGTCGTGAGATCCGGCTTGATCTTTCCGATGCTGGTGCAAAGGAAAGTTTGGTATGAATTGGAAAACTGAACCGACTTATGCTCTTTCGTCGTGTCGTCGATCCGGGTGATCAGTCCCTCGATGAGAAGCCAATCTTCATACTCGACGACCAGGTTCACGGTCAATTGCGGAGGGCCATACCCCGCGGATTGAAGTTCGAAGGCGCCGGGGGCGATTAATGCGTGAATGCTCCCGGACCAGTCCCTTTCAGGGAGCGGGATCGGCTTGGGTTGATCGGTGTCCCGAAACCAAACCTTACTCCCCCCGCTCTCGTCGCCGATCCAGCAGTCCCAGTCGATATCAGGCATCAGGCACCTCCAGGGTATCCCTTGGCCAGGTCGGCCAGTTCAGAATTCTCCCCATTCACAGAGAGTTTGCTCAGGTGCCCGATCTCGCGGCCCGAGGAATCCTCTAGTCGGAAAGTTCCCTTCACGTCGAGAGCAACCGGCTTTTGCGATTGCCCACCAGGTTCCGGTAGGCGGTTCTTACCGGCCGGGTCGCGCTTCCGTTCAAAGTCGAGGTTCTGAATCAGTGAGTCGTCGAGGCCTGGAACAAAGGCTTTCTTGCGGTCCTTCTTAACCAGTTTCTCGTAGAGATCCCGGCCGCCATCGCCGTTAAACCGATCACTTTCCCCCTTGATGAACTGTTCCAGGGAGAGAATATTCCCGCCGAACTCTTTACTCTTACCCGCTTCGGCCTTCTTCTTCTGGTCCTCGATGGCCTTAGTCGTGGCCTCGATCTCTTCCCTGGTGGCCTGTCTCGCCTCGCGCTTCCGGTTCTCGGCCTCCTCTTCGATCTGTGCGATCTTCTGAGGGTCCCTGGTCTGCGCTTCGGCAAGTCTTTGCTGGGCTTCGATCTCCTTTTCCTGAAGGGCCAATCTTTCCAGCGCGGCCGCTTTGAAAAATTCCAGGTTCGAGTTTCCGCTCTCGACGTATTTTTTGATCTTGTCGAGTCGCTTCGTCTCCAGTTCGACGGAACTTTTCGCATAGTCGGCCTCGCGCTGGAGTCGGTTCTGATAACCGGTTTCGGCGATCTGATCGATCTCTGCGTTTGCGTCCGCGTCGATCGAAGATTTCTCCCGCTTGGCCTGGTTCTTTAAGTCGGTCCTGTTGGCAGGGTCGGTTTCTTTCGCCAGGTCGCGGGTTAGTTGCGTGTCGATCTGATCTTTCTGGGCCTGCGCCTTCTTCTTGACCTGCGCGGCTTGCTGGGAGGAAGTGTCAACGTCCTTGCCTTCCAGCTTTTGAAGTTTCTCCTGTTCCCGTTCGGCCGTTTTGATCCGGTCGTCGGCGGCCTCCTTGGCGATCTTCAGGTTCCGGTCGGCAATCTTCTCGCGTTCGGCCTGCGCCTTCTTTTCGTAGGCGAGAACCTTATCTTCGATCAGGCGCCGTTCGTTGCCAGTGAGGACATATTTCGCCAGGAGTTTCTTCAGAGAAGCGGCCTTTTGCTCATCGGTCGACTTCGCATTCTCGGCCTCTTGAATCAGGTTCTTTACCGCTTCGTCACGGGCTTTTTTCAGGTCCGCCGACTTCTTCTTCGCGGCCCGGTCTTCTTCTTGGGCGATCTCCCGTTCTACTTGGCGCCGTTCATCCCCAAACAAACGATACTGGAGAATCAGGGCCTGGTATTGGGTGATCTTCGTCGCGGAGTCTTCCTTGGAAAGTTGCACCCGTTGAAAGGCGTCCTTGTAGGCCTCCTTTTCGGCGGCCGCGGATTGCCTCGCCTGTTCCGGCTTAGAGTTTTCCTTGGCGATAAATTCTGCCAGTTCTTTCTCTTTGGCTTTCAGGTCGTCGATCGTCTTCAGTCGGCGCGCGCGTTCGTCTGCGTCCTGGTCCTGGGAGAGTCGGTTCCGCTCAATGGAAACCCGGTTCTGAATGTCGGCCGGAGTAACCCCGATGTCTTTCAAGGTGGATACATCAAGCCCGATCGCGTCCTCGGTTCGGATTTCCGTGACCTGCTTCCCCAGCGCGGCGAACCCTCGGTCAGCCCGCATCGCGGCGATCTCGGCTTCGTTGATCGCGTTGGAGTAGTCTACCCAGGATTTCGTAGCAACCCCGATCCCGATGGCCAACCCGGCGAACAGGGTTAGGGTCCCGGCGACCGAGCCGGCAAACACCTGCAAGGCGCCGGGGATACTTTGAAACGCTTGGGAGAACTTGGGAATGTTGATGCTTGCGGAGTTGAAGGCGGCCGAACCGAGATTTTTCATCCCGTTCGCGACCTTGCCCAGTCCGTCGGCCAGGGGGAGAGACAGGAACCCAGTAATACTGGCCCCCGCTAATTTTACCCCGGCCGCGGCCGCTGCCCCCTCGAAACCGAGAAGGCCGAGAACCCCCTTCGCCGAGAGAATCGTCCCGGCCAGAAGTCCAACGGCGGCCGCGACTCCTGCGCAGACCAGTCCGAAGTTCTTGATCGGTTGAGGAATCTTGTTGAAAGCGTCGACGGCATCCGATGCAAACTTAATTAACTTGGTTCCGACCGGGAGAAGTTCTTCCGCGACCCCGATCTTGAATCGCTCTAAGGCCGCATCGAAGGCCTTTTGAGAGTTTGTAAAACCCTCGGCGAGGATGGTCGTGGATTTTGCCGCGGCCCCGGTGGCGTTCTGCAATCCCCCGACTTCCTGGTTAAAAGCCTTCAGGTTGTCAGAAGTCAATACCGTTGCCAGCGCGAAGGCCTGCTGCGAACCCGCGATGTCCCTAAGCGCGGCCGAGTCGTTCCCGATCGCCGTCTTGATCTCCTTAAGAGTTCCGCCCAGGCCCTTCTGCTTTAACGTCGTGTAGTCGACTGAGATCCCGTATTTTTGCATTGCGCGGGTAGCCTCGGCAGAAGGGGAAGTCAGGTTGGCCAGAAGCCCTCTCAGGCCCTCTACGGACGACGTGAAGGGCACGGCGTTTTTCGTGGCAACGATGACCGATGCACCGAGCTCCTCAATACTCACGCCGGCTTCGGCGGCCGGCTTAGTAACCAGGCCCAGGGTCTGAGAAAGTTCGGAGATGGTCACGACGCCGCGGTTCTGGATCTGGAAGTAAACGTCGGTAAACTTAGCGGCCTGATCGGCGCCTTGTCCGTAGGCGTTTAGGCTTCCGGTCAAGAGTTTGGTGGCGTTCGTCGCGCTGGTGGTTCCGTCGGCGATCAGGGCCAGGGCGGATTTTGCGATCTGAGTCGACTCGTTCACGGACTCAAAGCCAGAACCTACCGCCTGTAGCGCAATCGCCGCAGTTTCGGTAGGCCCAACGGCGAAACCATACTCCTTCCCGAGCTCTTTCACGCGGGAAGAGAGAAGTTGAATGTCCTTGCCGGACAGGTCGGAGATCGCGCGGATCTGGTTGATCTGGCTTTCGAACCCGGCCGCGTCGTTCACGGAACCGGTAAAAATCCCCTTAGCCTTTTCGCCGATCTGTTCGAAGGCTTGGCCCAGTTTGTCGAATTTTAGAGAGTCCGTCGTCGCCTTCATACTCTCGACGGACGCCTTGAACGAACTGTCGAGCTTCTTCAGGTGGTCAATAACGGCGTTCGTGTTCGCGTCCGAAGTCTTGTTGATTTGCTCAAAGATCGCGTCGAACCGCTGGCCAAGGGTGGTTAGTGAACCGGTAGTTTCTTTCGTCCCCTGGATGAACTTGTCATAAAGGAGTAGGATCTCGGCAGAAATTTCGTCGGCCATTTTAACACCTCGAAAGATTCCGGCCGCTAACGCATAGAGAGAACCGTTTGCGCGGGCCAATGGGGGAAGTATTGATCGTGAATGATCAGCATTTCATTCATTCGCGGGTAGTCCCAACGATCGAAGAATTCTTCTTCGGTTTGGACTACTCGGAATTGCCTGGCGAGGAAGAATCGGAGGAACCAGTCGATCGGTTCTCTTCCTGTGGGCTTGCCTGATTTTCGCCCGCCTTCGGTTTCGTGGCTTCGTGGGCGCGCTTTCGAATCGAAACCACATCGGGAAAAGTTTCCTGAATTAGCTTTTCGATGAAATTGCACAGGTCGATCCAGTATTGAGAGAGATACTGGCCGAGATACGGTCCTTCGATGAACTCGTCGAAGGACAGAGTGATCCCGTTTCCGCGCCGGAAAGATTCCGTGCAGGCGTAAGTAAGGATCGCGATCTTTCGAAGGGTCGGTTCGGGGTCGAGCAGGAAAACGATGGGTTCGATTCCCGTTAAAGTGTTGACCGTGATCATCGCGCGCTGATTGAAGGAACAGAGGACTTCTTCTCGGCCGGTCGGGCTTCGGTCGGTGGGGACGTGGAAGTTAAAAATAGCTTCGTGTTGCATCGTGGTTTGTTGCTCCTGGAGAAGTGGAGAAGTGGGGAGAAATGGAGAGAAGACGAAAGGGGCAGGGCCCAAAGACCCCGCCCCTTGTGAAGATTAGGCGGTCCCTACAGAGACAACCGCATCCGTTCCGAGAGTGTTGTCGTCCACGTCCGAAATGCAAGATTTCAGGGTGACAAGGTAAGTCGAAGACCCGGTTAGGTTTACCGTCGGATTGATCGTGATGGTGTCGTCATCGTTGTCATCGGTAGACAACGAGATCGCGCAGGCAACCGGGGTTCCCGTAAGAGTGAAGAGAACCGTATACTTGTTGACGGTCGCCCGCTTCAGGCTTGCCGAGAGCTGGATCACGATGTTATTTGCGACCGGGTGGGAAGTGATGTTCGACGTGAGGACCGTTAGCGGGGTGGTGCTGCGAGTGAAAAGGCTCGCAGCGACCCGGCGCTGGGATTCCATGAAGATGATCTTCTTGTAAACCGTGGTCAGAACACCCGAGACGATCTCTTCGAGCGGGAACGAAGACTTCGTGAATACCGCGGAGGCCGAATACTGGTTGGTTCGGTAGGCGCGCTGGGCTTGATCGGTGTTCCGGCTTGCGAACTGAACGCGGGGCAGGAACATAACCAAGTCTTCGCCGTTCGCGCCAACTTGATCGGTCTTGGCCCATACGCCGACGTAAGCGTTCCCCGAGTCTTCGTGCCAGGTGATCTCGGTTGCATCGGGCTTTTCGGAATGGTTGATCTGGTAGATCAGGGCCTCGATCTCGGGGGTGATCAGGCCCGCCTCGATCGAAACGTCCGCCTTGTCGAGCGAACTTTGGGCGTCGAGAATCAGGCCGTTGCCCAGGAGTTCAACTTGATTCTGGTTAATGTTCAGGCCGATTTTCTGGGCGCCCTCCCATTCGACTTTCGGGCCATAGGTGGGGCCGGCGATTCCGCCCTTTGCGTCGGTCAATACGAGAGCGACGGCGAGTTCTTTGATGTTGTAAGAAAAATAAGACACGCAAGATCCTCCTTGTTGGAAATAAAAAAGGACCTTGCGGTCCTAGAATTACTGGGTTTTGGGTTAAATTTTATGGAATAGTGGGCGGGGCGCCTTTAACCGGGTAGGAACCGCAGGAAATTTCAAAGCCCACGGACCATCCAGCGATATTGGAATCGACAAAAGTATTGTCGGGAGTGAAGCCGGTGACGAGGACCGATTCGATCATTGTCCCGGTTTTGTTGTATCCGGCCAGGGTGGATTGAAAATGGTCAGAGCGGAGAACCGTAACAAGTTGACCGAGAAGAACGTTAGAGTTTTCCTTGGCGTTCGCGGTTTCGATGTCGGAAAAGATGTTTGCCGACCCCTGGATTTTATCGGAGCTTTGTCCCATTTGGTCGGAGTTGAAGGTTCCCTGTAACGTAGAGACGATCACAAAGGGGAGTTCGAGTGACTGTATTTCCACGTTGAGCCCAAAGAACTCATCAAGATCGACCGAAGCCAGGTGGGGGGAGAACTTGTTCCGATTGGCCCGGAGCGAATCGGCCAGGGCTTCGAGAATTTCCGCCGGGTAGAATGGTAGGAACTTCAAGTTTTCTGGCTCCATTCTTTGACCAATTTACGCCAGGTGGCCACAATTTTCTTGGCGCTTTTGCGAAGGGTCGGGTCGAGGATCATCGCCTTGAGGGCGGCCGCAGGGAGTTCGACGACGTGGCGGGCGAACTGGAATCCCTTGTCTTCTTCCAAGGCCCAATCGCTCAGGCGCGGGTTTGTGGAGAAGGGGTAGAATCGGAAGGGACCGGCGGAATCACGCGCGCGGACCCCCTTCTTTTTCAGGGGGTCGAGCCACAGTCCGCGGCGATAGAGGGCAGAGGGTTGGCCCAGGTAGCGGAAGACTCCTTGGACTGCGGCCGTTCTGGCGCCAACCCAGTGTCCCCGAACGTCGATCTGAATCCGGGCCTTATTGTTGGCGCCGGAGTAGGAAACGCGGAACGGGGCGATCTTGGGCGGGTAGAAAATCTTTCCATCGGGGGAGTCTTGTCGGGAAACGCGCTTGGCCACGATGACACGGCGAGACACTTCGCGATTCATTCGGCGGGCCAGGGTTCCAGAGGCATCCTTGATCCCGGCCAGGAGCTTCTTCTCGGCCTTTTCCAGGCGCTTGATCAGTTGTTCCGGGCGGTTCTTCCAGTAGGCGAGTCGATTGGCCATCGGGAACCTCCAGAAGTTATGTTCTTTGGCGGCCTTCCAGGGTCAGGGCGCCGGTTTTGTAGGCGGGGACCTTGGAAAACGCCGGCCGGTGAATGTCCTTGTTCAGGGGCTTAAACTTGTAGCGGTCGCCCTGGTAGAGAATCACATCGCCGTTATGAAGATCGAAGGTCCCCCACTCGATGAAGATCCGGTCGGAGGAGTAGTCGCCGAAAACCCCTTTTTGGATCTTCGCCTCTAGAGGGCCGACACGACATGGGAGATTAGACTTGATAAGCGATTCGGACGAGGTTTTCTTCCCGGTTTCGTCGGTCGTTTGGGTGGTTCTGTAGACGTTCGTTCGGTGGTAAAATCCCATCGTCGACATTATAGAACCATCGTGTCTTTCCGAACGTATTTGGACAGATAGAAGATCGACCTGGAAGGAAAGATCGTTTCCCAGTCCGTCGCCTGTTTGGGCTTGGACTCTGTGACAAACTCCACTTCATACCCACCCGCGGTCTTCTCTTTCTTGACGTTCTGGGTTCCGACGGGACTCGCGCCGGATTCCTCTTGGGATAGGTTTTGATAGACGATCAGGTCGACGGCCTTCTTGATCCGCTCGGGGAGAGGGAGAGCGCCGCTTGGTATTGCTCCCTGGTTCTCGTTGGGAAGCCAGTATCCGGCCGTGTAGGTGATTTCGATCGGGTAGGCGACGGTGGCCAGGTCTAAATCCCCGGTGGCATCGCGCACATTCGCATAAACCGGCCATCCGGCTGAGCGAAAAATCTTCCCCAGGCTCCTGTAATTATTCGGGAAGGAGAAGTCTCCATCGGCCTCTATCAAATCCACTTCGGAGAGTGAAAGGGACGAAACTGCAATTACAGGGGCGCGGGGAAGAAGGAGATCCGACCCCCCGGACCCCTGAAGAGAAACCTCGTCTTCCGAATAGGCGAGAGAATAACCTAGGTAATCTTCCACCAGTTCGGAGACAAGGTTGATTTCTTCTTCGAGTCGGGAACCAGACGATGTTAAGCCTAACGCTTGAAGCCGCGTTAAAGTGGTGAGAGCATTCGCGTTTAAGGACACGTTTGATTCCTCTTCTCCAGGAAGTCTTCAGTGGTTCAGGGGGCAGGTGACCGGGACAAGTCCGGGTTTACGGAACGTTGTCTTCGGCCGGGTTCCAGCGCGGGTTCAGGAGCAGGAAGGCAACTTCGATCCCCTGGGTCGGCGAGGTTCCGGCCGTAAAGTCGATCACCACCTTGGCCCGGACATACTGTCTGCAGTGTTGCAGGCGCAGGCCCAGATCGTAAGTATGGTTTTCCGTGGTCGCCACATAAGAAGCGGCCTCGATCACCTCTAGATCTGTTACTGCGGCAAAGTCTGAATTATTGGCAGAGTCCTCGACGGTGACCGTGATCGAGACGGTTCCATCCGAGGTCAATTCGCCGATACTGATCAGGACTTTTGCGTCCTGATACTGCTCTTTGTAGGAGTTGCGATTGATCGCAGTCCCGTTCGTGGTTCCGTCGGCGTTCAAGAGTTGCGGCTTGATCGACTGAACCAGTTTCATTGCGTCGTTTTTGAGAAAATTTGCACCCATAGAAAAAAGACTCCTTTCTTATCGTTTGTTAGGAACTAGGTCAGCCAACCGGTTTCGCTCAAGCAGAATCCGTTTAGTTGGCGCGGCCCGCAGTCGCCCTCACCGGTCAGGAACATTTCGGTTTGACCGTAGGCAATGCGAGAGTGAGTCGAGTAAACCAGGCGCTGTTGCCGGGACATCGCGACAAAGAACTCATTCCAGGCGCCCAGGACGATCTGGGAAACGTCGTGGGTGTCGTCGGTGGTGGTGAGTTGGAAGTCCTCGACGAACGGGATTCCCATAATCTTACCCTTTTCGAGTTCGGGGTACCGGGGCATCGAAAGACCGTTCTCGGCGCCTTCCAGAACCGCAGTAACATCCTCGTTCCAGACCCACGAAAGGCCCGAAACGATCTGTCCCTTGTTGGCTTTGCGGAAGGTCTTCTTGAACTGGCTCCAGTAGGTCCGACTCTCGACGGTCATCGCGCCAGAGTAGCGGGGGAGTTGATCGCCGAAAATCGCATTGAACAGGCCGACGGGCTTTTTCCCGCCCTCGCCGTTCATTGCGGCCCGCGCCCACTCTTGGGTATAGGCGGCCGCGGCGTCCATCGCGACCATTTGGGCGGCCGAACCGGCGAACTCCATAAACTTGTTACTCATCCGCATACGGATTTGGAGTTCTTTGGGTCGCAGTTCCAGCATACCCCAGACGGGTTCGGTGGACAGAGCGATCTCGGCATTCTCGGTTCCCCACGAAGCCGCGGTTCCGGAGAGCAGGCGAGGAATGTCGGTTCCTGCCGCGCCCAGGGGGATGGTCCGAACACCCAGGCCGAAAATGGTCGGGGTCTCGCGGAAGAACGGGATGATCTCGTCGAAGAACGAGACAGGGACGTTGATTCCGCCCGCGCCAGGGTTCTGGACGGACAAGGCGTTCTCGATGTCCTGCATCTTCTCGCCGGGCATTCCCATTTTGTCCGACAGGAGAGACAGGGTTTTGTCGACGTTGCCCTGAGTGATGGCCTGCGCCTGGATCAAAAGGCCCAGAGATTCGCCGGGTTTCATTCCCAGCTCTTCCGACTTACACAGGGCGGTGCGAGTCTCGCGGTTCCATTGGGCCTGTTCTTGGTGACACTCGATCATTTTCTCGACGGCGTTTTTGGTTTCGGCGCCGAGATTTTTCATAGCTTCGAGGGCCTCCGCTTGAATGCGGTTCTGCTCCTCTTGTGCCGTTACATAGCGGGCGATAGATTCATTATCCGGAGGGGTGTTTGCCACTTTGGAGGGGCTCCTTTCAAAATAAAAAAGGACCCCTCGCGGAGTCCGAATGTTTGGGATGGGATGGAAGTTTTTTGTAGGTTGGTTGGTTAGAAGGGTTCGAGATCGCTCGGGTTAGGCGGGAGTCGCTCCTCAGCAAACCTACGGGGAAAAGGGTGAACTCGCTACGCTCGCGCCTGCGGCGCCCTTGTCTCCCTGCGGTATGCCGTCGCTAAACTCTCCGCCCCTCCCCTCACTGCCAGGCCCGGGGTATTTGGGTTTGTTCGATGTTCGAGGGCCGGCCGCGAATTTTAGGACAGGTGGAACTTCGTCAGGCAGGCCAGGGCCAATTGCTGGGCGATTGTAAGATCGGCGCCGAGTTGCCGCGCCTCTCCAGTCTCCTCGTTCACGCGCTGGACTTCGGCCCGCAAAGCCTGCCAGGACATCGCTTCCAGGGCGTCTTCATACATTCCGCGGGCGATGTCGAGGGAGATCACTCCGTCTTCCGCGGCCCGGGTCAGGGCGTCGGGGTTGGCGCCGATGGTCACGGCCGAAGTCTCATCGAGTCGGAACTGTGTGTAAACTACCCGCGCCTTTCGCTCTTTCAGGGCTTCGAGTGCATACCTCGGCAAGGCGTCGAGCTCTTTTTGCGGGCTCATCGCGTGAACCATATTCGCATACGGAACCGCGCCCCCGACACTCCAGGCGTTTGCGTAGCCCTCAGCGTAGAGGGTGAAAAGTCGTTCCGCTTCCAGGTTTGGCGCGAACTGAACACTCTTTTGCAGGTGGTCATCGGTCAGTTCATAGGCCCGAGTCGCTCCATAGACATCGCCCCGGCGGTCGTGGTTCTTCAAGATCACCGGGTTCTTCATATACTGGGCCATCGAGGCCTGGAACGCGCTGGGGAGAATAATACTCCCGTAGCAGTCGACGCTTTTCGTGCTAGCCAACATAACCAGTTCGCGGGTTTTCTTGTTGAAGTCCCTGCTAACCTGGTTCTCGGCGGCCCCCATCGAGCGAATTTGCAGCAAGTTTGCCATTGAAAAATCCCTTCAGGGCGGCGTTTTCCGCCCACTCTTTGAGGCTTGGGACCGGGTTTTTGTCCTCGGCCGGCGCGTCGATTGCGTTCCGTTTTGGCTTGTTTTGGGGGCTTCCCGGGGTGGTTTCCGGGGTTTTGCCTCCTGGTTTTGGGGCGGCCTCGGTTCCGGTCGGGGTGGTCGTGCTGGCCACCATCTCGCCCTTGTCGTCCATCAGGAACATATTGCCCGGCACCATTCGCAACTTCGCGATCTTGTCGGGCGGGGCGGGGAAGTCGAGCTTCTCGCAGGCCGTGGCCATATCGATCAGTCCGTTATTCCACCCGAAGGTGACCTTTTCGAGTAGGTCCTTGGCGAATTCCCGGACCGGGTTCACGAATTCCAGCCGGAACAGGCCGAAGTGTTTCCTAAAGACCTGGTTGTTCAGGGCGTCGCAAAACTTCTTCATCCGGGGACGAAGGCAAAGCGACTGATAATACTTCATCTCTTCCGGGGTGGGCGCCACAGAACCGGCTAATCCCATAATGGCGGCCGGCATTTGCCACACCATCAGTACCAGTTCGCGGATCAACTTGCGCATTTCTACGAACTGCATTTCCTTGTGAGACGACTGAAACGGGTTCACCTTCACATCGCCGGCCAGGAATAGAGTCCGAAACGCGTTCGTTACCCCGACGTGCTCCTTCGTCCATTTGAGCTTCAATTTGTCCAGTTCCGACTGCTCGATCCCGGTTCGCTGGATGCTCACTACCGCGTGAGGAGTCGCACCATTCGCAAAGAATGAATTATTATACTTCGCGGCGTTCTCGTCCTGGGAAACCTCGTCGTTCAGACAGGAAACAATCCCCTGGGCCGGTCCGTTGGGGTCGGTCCAGTTCGGATCGCGGATCCAGATCATATCCGAAGCGGGGATTCGAACCGACTTCCCAGAACCAGGAACCGAAACCCGGAACCAGTTTTCGACCGAATACAAACTCCCGGGAACGTAAACTTGCTCGACTGTGCAGTGAGTAGTGGGGATAGGGATAACCCCGCGCATCCTCCCACCCGGTGCAAAGTCCTTCAAGAGGAAACAGGAGCCGGTGGATTCATACCAGTTACTCCCGAGCTCTAAAACCTGCTGCCAGGTCCCGCCCGCTCCCTCAGTCCAGGGGGATTGGAGAAACTTGACGGCCGGGTTCGAATCATCCTCGATCCGCTCCCGTTTGCCATTCTTCCCGGGGCCGGAAATATACCAGTCCCCGCAAGAAATGTCGGTTGAAATCCGGGTGATCACCGGGCGGACGATGGGGGAGGCGAGAACCGCCTTCATCCAGGAGTATGCGGAAACCCTGTTCGCCGCCCGGCCCCCGATCATCTCGCCGAGTTCATCCGAAGAATACGGTCCGGAGAGTGCTCCTCGTTCCACGTTCCCTTTTCCGAAACCCAGGTAGGAGGCCGCGGCCTTCATCGCTTTTGTAATCACGTTCACGCTGCAAGCATCCCCGATCGTAAGAATGTTAAATTGGCCCCGTCCGCGTGATCGGGCGAACCCACCCCGCGCTTGGCCATTTGCGACTTGCTCTCGACTTGGATCTTGTTCTTGTCGTTCAAAATCCAGATCCGGTCGCTTAGTTGTGTGGTTAGAACCGTCTCGCCCGGATCACAAGCGACCGGGGTCGGGTGCGTTGGGTCGAACCAGGCCCTCATCAAGAAGGCGATTTCCGAAGGTCGGTTCTCGAACAGGTCCTTATCGTCGGCGGACTCGTTAAAGTAGACCCGGGTAACCAGGCATTTATTGAGGCCGCAATCCTGGCCGAACTCATCCTCGCCCGCAATCGCTGCGAGTCGGTCCGCCAGGCCCTTGGAAATTTGTGTCGCGTCGATGTAAATCCGCTCGATCTTCTCGGCGTAAACGATGGCCACAATCTTCTTAAACAACAGGTCGTGATCACCCTCGGCCGTGGAGAAGATTCGAAAGAGAACGTCTCCCTGCCGAATATACATAACCGATTCGTCTTTGCCCCCGCCCGCCACGTCGATTCCCATAATCTTGGGACCGTAGATCGCAGGGTCGAGAACCGGTCTTTGACCCGGCTTGAATCCCTTGGCCAACCAGCGTTTATGGGCGTCTTCGACCCAGGCTTCGGGAACGATTTTATCGAGCGAAACAGTAACAAACTCGCCCAAGCATTTCGTTTTCCAAGCCGGGGAGTTCTCGCCCCACAAAACACGCTTCTCCTCCACCCATTCCTTTTCGACCAGGCCCTTGATGATAGGCTTCCCGGCCAGGACGTTGGGCGTCTCAATCGCGCGAATGTTTATTTGGTGGTATTTGAGTTTCTTCACCGGGTGCATATGCGAGTCGAAGAACGGCCCGTTGACGCAGATAGGGTTACCGATCAACAGAACTCGCGAATCGCTCCCGGTCGTGATACCGTCGAAGCCGTCAAAGGTCTCTTGATCCACGCCCGCGGCCTCATCCACGACGAAGAAAACATTCTCGGCTTCGTGTAGGCCGGCTACCGCGTTCGCCCCGTCAGAGGAGAATCCGAAACCTTGCCAGTCGTCTGAAAATTCTAGGCGGGTCTGAAGGAGTCGACCCTTTAGGGCCCGGTGGCATCGCTTGTAAATCTTGCGAA